TGATGGCAGCGTGCTAACCGCCATTGGTGAACTTCTACTGTTCCCAACTCTGTTGTATGCTTACCGTGCTATCGAACTTGGCCTTAGTGTAAAGTTCCAGAAGGGCGAAACAAGCATCGAGATCACCAAGCATGATGAGGTTTGATTTTACCATTAACTAAAAATTGATTATGAGAGCGAGTCAAACATTAATTGAACACATCAAAAAGTCTGAAGCATGCAGCCTCACGGCTTACAAATGCCCAGCAGGCGTACTTACTATTGGTTACGGTCACACTAAAGGCGTTAAGCCTGGTGACCGTATCACTATATACCAGGCTGAGCAATTCCTGAAAGAAGATTTGGCACAGTTCGAGGCTGTTGCCAATAAGTGCAAAAACATTGGTACCCAAGGACGCTACGATGCAGTAGTAGATTTTATCTACAACTGTGGTCCCGCTAACTGGAACAGCAGCACCTTGAAGAAGTACATAGAGAGTAACCGCGCTACATGGGAAATCCAGGAACAGTTCTTGCGCTGGGTAAACTCAGGCGGTAAAAAGCTCGGAGGGTTGGTAACCCGTCGCATTTGGGAAGCCAATCGCTTTAACGAATGACTATGTTTTAGGTTAATAGTAATAGGTTTCATAATAGTAAAAAGGTTATTTTTTTGTATTTATGGGGTGCAGCGGCACCCCTTTTTTATTGCAGTAACCTTAAAGCGCTTTTTGGACCTACCAATAGAAATAAAATGTTGATATATGAAATGGTTAGAGATAGATTGGATTAAGGAGCATAGCAGTATAGACTATGACTGCGACGATGCGCTGTTAGAGCTGTACGCCAATAGTGCTGAGAATGCGCTGTTACGTACCATCGGGCGTACGTACGACGAGGTGGTGGAGCTGTTTGGCACACCCGACCAACCTGTACCCCCCGATCTTATCCATGCATCGCTGATGCTGGTTGATGTGGCATACACCCACCGTAGCCCTGAGGCAGCAGGCCAGCGACATCTACGCGATTACACCTTTGATTTCTTGGTAGCACCATTTATAAAGTTGACAACGACAATAGACGAATAGAGCTATGGATAATAATTTTATACAGCAAGGAGAGCGCGCGAAGTTTATCGTAACGGCGCAATCAGAGAATTTCGACCTGACAAACGATGATTTCTACATCGAAATCATTTACGGCATGTTAGGTAAAAAGCTCACTATCCCCAAAAGCGAACTGATTGAGAGTGCTGATGATGGATTTGTTATGAGTTTTGACACGAGCGACATGGTGGGACGTATTCAGGCCCGTATGGTGCTTAACGTTCCTGATATCGATATTCCTGATAGCGAGCGCAAGGAAGTGGATCGCCAGGTTATCGCCTTTGTGGTTACGACACCATGCCCACGCTTTATGATGTGCCCCGCTTGCGATGGTGAGGGCCACGATGTAAAATACGAACGAACCGAGGAAAGCGATATTGCCTCTAAGTACCTCCGCTTGTGTGATTGCGACGGGCACCCGTTGGCTACTGATGACGATCTCTATCTGTATGTGCGTGCCGATGCTATAGAGGAAGTTCAGCAGGCTATTAACGACCTTATCAATGAAAATAATAACGAATAAAACGATATAATCATGGCAGATTACAGACTTACCCAGACAGGCGCACAGGTTCAGGATGCTTTGAACCAGGTGCCCACACTTACAGAGCAAATGCTACTGAAGTACACCAAGCCCGTTAACGGCATCCCTGATAGCGACCTTACCGAGGCTTTGCAGTTGGCTATCCAGAAGGCCATTACGGCATACCAAAAGCCATCAGGAGGTATTCCATCTACCGATATGGCTGAAGCTGTGCGCAATTTGCTCACCTTAGCAGGTTCGGCATACCAACAGCCTGAAGGTGGCATACCTGCTGCTGATATGGCAGCAGCTGTACGCAATCTGCTTGATCTGGCTGGTTCGGCCTATCAAAAGCCTGTTAATGGTATTCCCATTACCGATTTCACAGCCAGCGTACAGAGTGCCATCAATGGTGCAGCACAGGCACAGAGCGATATCGCTGCTGAGCGCCTGGCACGCGAGCAGGCAGTTAGCGGCGAGGCTTCGGCTCGTATCGATGCAGATGCCACTTTGCGCGCCCTGATTACTCAGGTTGCCAACGATCTGGCCAACTACTACCTGAAAACTCAGACCTATAGCAAAACTGAGGTTAACGCCCTGGTTGATGCTGTACGTCAGTTCCAGTTCCAGGTGGTGCAGTCGTTGCCTACCGCAAGCGCCGATACTGTTGGCTACATCTACTTGGTACCAGCAGCCCATTCGCAGACCTCAAACGTAAAAGAGGAATGGATTACCATCTCTGAAACATCAGGTAGTAGCACTACCTATAAGTGGGAGCACATAGGCAGCACCAATGTTGACCTGAGCGGCTATTATACCAGCGCACAAGTTGACGATCTGCTGACCAACTACAGCACTACCGCCCAGATGAATCAGGCTATCAGCAACGCTATCAATAGCGCTTTGGCATCGTACTACACTAAGACCGAGATTGATAACCTGGTATCGACTATCAACGGCAACATCTCAGCTAAGTACACCAAGCCTAATGGTGGTATTCCTGAGAGCGATTTGGAAAGTGCGCTGAAGGATAAGATCAACGGTGCAGCACCTCAGACCTCACTCGATAACACCAATGGCCGCGTGCTGTTTATCGAAGAGGGCCTTGGTAAGTACGACTCTGTACGTAGTATCACACTTAGCCAGGCAACAGCTGGTAAGTATGTTAACACCGATGGCCAGGAGGTGAGCGCAAGCGGTTACGGTATCAGCGCGCCGATCGAGTTGAACATGGGTGATATCTTGCTGGTACCTTCAGCTTCAGCCGTGCCCGCTGCTGTCAGCTTGTTTGCCCGTCAGGTGGTACGTACTTACGCTAAGGTTATCGGTTACACTTACACCTATCAGGCGGAAAATCCTGAGCTGTACGAAACAGCTACAGCCGACTACGATCATAGTCTGGTGTATTACGCTGTGTATGATACTTCAGGCGAAACCCCAACGCTGACGGGTTGGACCAGAGGCGGCCAGACGTACACCACGCTGCCAGCTACCCGTGAGGTAACAGAATCGTACTACGAGCCATTGATGAAGCAGGCCGTGGCTGCTATGCCATCTACAGGCTACTACGTATATCTGTGCCCCACCACTATGACCATCGTTGTAAGTGGTTACACAGCAACCGTCAATGGAGGTGTGGCAAAAGCTGTCGGCCTTGGAATTTTCAAGAATATTGCCACAAACTTTATCGGCGCCCCTGGGCAGAGCGTTTTGGCTCAGGCCTTTGCTGATCTGTTCGGCCTGATTGATGGTTTGCGCGACAACGCTAAGCATCTTGGTGAGTGCCAGGCTACCTGCATCGATTCAGAGTATCTGCCTAAGGTGTGCGGAGAATCTCTGGTTATCGAGGCTGCTGGTGCCCCAAGCATCGTGCCCCTGTTCGTTGGTCAACGTTACCACGACACCACCAATAAGAAGGTGTACGAGGCGTTTGCCGTTACCAATAGCACCAACGATTGGGTATTGTTGAACTAATAAAAATTAAAAGATATGGCTATAAAAAGTTATCCTAACAAGACCGCTTACAGCCAGGCTGTCAAGTCGGCCATCGAGAGCCAGGTATCGATGATAGAAACGAGCCGTGAAATCATCGTTGATGGTGTTAACGTTATCACCACCGAACCTGTACCAGGCGATCTGCTTTTCCTCGACGAGAGCAATAACAGGGTTTACATCAAGGGCGGCGCCTGGATTCAGAAAGCAAACATCCCTACTGCCTGGACCCATGTAGGCTACGTGTACATGCGTCGCGGCCATCAGGTAGGTGTTGTTAACAAGGCTACTGCCGATCTGAAGTATCTGGACGTTTGCCAGTATGGCATTACCGCTATCAGCAGCACGTCGCTTACTATCAATCTATCGATGGCGCCTAACTATGCACAGGTGGCTACCACGGTAACGCTTGCATCTACCGATATCAATGCTGCCAACGCTCAGGCTATCAGCGAGGCTGTTGCTGCTAAGGCTACTGAGGTAGGCGATACCCGCGCATGGTGGGCATACCTGGCAGACGCCGAGGGCAATATGGTGGAGAGCGACGGCACTCAGATTATCATCCAATGCGATACCTGTACCGATTATCGTTTCTACAACGTGAGCGCTACAGGCTGTACCATCACTCATATTACATGGGGCGATATGCCAGCCAGCGATATCTATTTCAAGAATGATCGCGGTTGGACCAACTATTGGGGTGTGATGAATCGCGCACGTACCCGCGCATGGGCTACCAGCAACGGACGCGTTCCTGCATCAATGGAGCCAATCAAGCGTACTGGTAACGACGCGCCTGTAAGACCTTCATGTTTCGAGGACCCCAACGATGCAGGGTATCCATATTGCGCCGATCTCCGCGCTGCCTATGGTACCTACGACGGCTACCTGAAGAACGGCTTTGGCGTAATGTACCCTCAGAAACTTGGTACATTCGCGCTGCCTGGTGCTCACGATCTGTCTATGAAGTATGCGCGTGCAGCTGCCCCAACTAAAGCTGGTGGCACTAAATATAAGTACCCAGCTTTCAAGGCCTGTTACGATGTGAGCTATGGTGTGGATGGTTTGGATTTCGGTGATTGGTACTTACCATCATCGTTCGAGGGCTGCCACCTGATGGCCGATGAAACATTAGCCATTTTGGCACCCAGCATTTCCAAGATGGGTACCACCGCCATCAACAATGGTACGCACCGATGGTTTGCTGAGAGGTGCAGCGTCGGTTACGCCCGCTCTTTCAACGGCGGCTACGGCCTTCTCAGCGACAGCAGCGTTTGCAATGCGCTTCGCGTGCAGGCGGTCGCGCTTTTAGACATCTAAATAACTTGGCGCGTCGCTCGTCGGCGCGCCCCTTTCCCCGCCAAAAGCTGTGCGTTGGCGGGTATTCAATAACTCCAAAAAATTATTTAAAAAACATGATTCCAAAGAAATCAGCCCGCGAAAGCGTTTTGAAATCTCGTGGCAATGCAGCCCAGAGAGATAAATCATCTATCATTACAGAAGCTAAGAACTTGGTAAAATCGTTGCATTACGTACAATGCAACGTAACGAAGTACGAACGCCGAGAAGGTGCGTTTGCTTTGCTCACAGAAGCAGCCATCAGGCTTATTAAGAATTTCTGCCAGGCAAGAGCGTGCAACGGCGAACGGCGTTTAGCTTACATCGAAGAAATGATTGGTGAGATGGGTGTGATTGACGCTATGTTTGACGAATGCATCCAGGCTGGTATCTTTGGAGATAGCGATAAATTACGTATAGCGCGACATTTAGATAGGATGGACGAGGACATTATGCGTTGGCAGCTTGTTACAAAAGGGCGTGCACAATCTAACAGTCAGGATAATAAGGTTAATAGTTAATTTTATTGCAGTATTGGATAAGTAAAAGGGAGTGCGGCTATCATTCATAGCAGCATAGCGCGCTACGTCGCGGATGCACTCAGACCTGGTACGAACCGATGGTTTGCTGAGAGGTACAACGTCAATAACGCCCGCAATTTCAACGGCAACAACGGCAATCTCAACAACAACAACGTTTACAATGCGAATCGCGTGCAGGCGGTCACGAATTTACTATATTCACATTTTTACTTGGATTATGACAGAAGAACAGGCTTTTGATCTATTGGCACGGGTGATGTATGAAACTCGCAAGAACAAGCGTTATGGCGGCGATTCTGTAGCCTTTGAGTGGTGTTGGAGTTGTAAGCTGGTACGCATGTTCGACGCGCTGATGACAAAAGAGTTCAGAGTTGACAACAACTATGCCTTCTTAACATCCTATCCTAAATGGCGTGAAATTTTCGCCACTTCATTTGAGGGACGTATTGCAGATCACCTGGTATGTGATCTGTTACGCCCTTATATCGAGCTGGAACTGCATCCACGCACGTTTAATAACCGCGTGGATAAAGGTAGCCAGGCAGCCATCAATCAGGTTATCGAAGATATCGCTGAAGTTACCAATGGCTACCGCGATGATGCCCGCGTTATCAAGTGGGATTTAAAAGGATTCTTTCCTAATGCCTGGTGCAACCACATGGAGGCTTGTTTTAACGAGGTGATTGAAAAATATCGCCAGGATATCGCTGCTGAGTATGGCGACGATATCCCCGACTTCTTACGCTGGCTGGCTATGATTTGCATACATTGTAATGCAGCGAATAACTGCGAATTGCGTACACCTCAGGGCCTTTGGGCTGAGCACATTGAGCCTGAGAAGTCGTTATTCTACAAGGAGCCTGGTGTGGGTGTTCCCATTGGCCGATTAACCTCACAAACGGGTATGGGACTGTATATTAACGATGATGTGTGCTGGCTTAATGACGAATGCGGCATACATACCACCGTATTCATGGATGATGGTGTGATGGTGGTACCAGAATGGCAGCACGAATACGCCCTGAGCCTGATACCTGAGTTGCGTAAACGTTTGGAGGCTAAAGGTGTGCGGTTGAACGATAAGAAGTTTTACGATCAGCCTTGGCGCAACGGCTTAGAGTTTCTTGGTACCCACATAAACCCTTGGCGCCTGCATCTTAATGATAAGACCTATAACCGAGCCATAGAGCGCATTAAGGAGTTTAACGCCATCGAAGATAAGTATCGCTTCATTGAGAAGTTCAAGGCCACCGTAAACAGCTATACTGGACTATTGAAAAACCGTACAGAATATCGACGTATCTGTGCGTTGCGCGATGCCATTGCACCTGAGTGGTGGAAGTGGCTGGAATGGGATAATCGCAGGCAATGCATAGTTAGTAAACCTGAATACAATTTTTGTCAGTTGCTTAACAGGAAGTATCATCTAAAATTGAAGCAACATGACAAAAGCAGAAATCATCGAGCTCATTAACGAGCAAAACACAATCATCCTGGATCGTGAAGCTAAGCTCACATCTACCGATTACATTGCAGCTAAGATTGCTGAAGGTAAGGCCACTAAGGCTGAATATGCCGAGAAGATTGCCGAACGCCAGGCATGGCGCGACGATATCAACGCGGCTAAAGATGAGATCGCCCGCTTGGAATCCATCGAGCCCGATCCCGAACCTATTAACGTACCTGAGTAATGGAAATGCAGCAGCACCCTTGCGATGGTTGCAGTCATAAGTCCCAGCTCATTAATGGCCGCTACTGCCAAAAGCTGAAGCGGTATGTTGAGCATTCGCCCGTATCACCATGTAAGGATTAACATTAAACATCGAGAGTTATGCCATATTCTACCGATATACTTACCGAACGAATTACGGTATTGAATCGTAAGAAAGCAACCGCAGGCGCCTATGGCCTTGATTCGGGTGGTGCCGAGTGGGAAGAGGTGGCCAAAGGGCTGCATGCGAGTGTTACCTGGAATAAAGGTATGCGCGCCCTGAATAATGGTTCGGTTGATGCCTATACCGTTAAGCTGGTACGTATGCGTTGGACCAACCAGATCAGTATGCGTTCACGTATCGTTTTCGAGGAAAACACCTACCAGATTTTGCCAGAAACGTTCAACCCCAATCGTCGTGACCGCACGCTGCAATTCGTTATGCAGCTCATCGTAAACTAAACTCCAAGAAATATGAAAAAAGAAGTAGCAATCGTTCATTACAACACGCCAGCGCTTACTGAGGCAGCCATCCTGTCACTTCGTAAGGCGGGAGGCGTGTCGTATCACGTAACCGTGTTTGATAACAGCGACGAATCGCCATTCAAGGTAAAGATGCGAAACGTTACCGTTATCGATAATACCAAAGGCCAGCTTATTAACTTCGAGAAGGAGCTGGAAAAATACCCAGATCGTAGTGTTGATATGGGTAATATCTTTGGCAGCTTTAAGCACATGCTTAGTGTGCAGTATCTCATGGATAACGTGCTTACTGAAGGATTCCTGTTGATGGATTCGGACGTACTCATTAAGTCGTCAGTTGATGTGATGTTTATGCCCGATCAGGCTGTGTGCGGTCATATCCAAAGCTACCTTGTAAGTAACAACCCCGCCCAGATTGATCGCCTGCTACCTATGCTGCTGTGGCTTAACGTTCCCATGCTGAAAGCAGGTGGTGCTCGTTTCTTCGATCCTGAGCGCTGCTTTGCTTTACAGGCTGGTGGCCGCGACAATCCTAAGAACTGGTACGATACAGGTGCAGCTTTGTTGGAAGATATCCGTAGCCACCGTAACGGGCTGAATGGTAAGAACCTTAGCACCAATACCTATCTGAAGATGCTGCTGCATTATCAGCAGGCTTCATGGCGACGTGTGGATGTTGGCGAACAGTTGGCCTGGTTGCAGAAGAACCGCACCTATTGGGCACCAGATCGTACATACAAACTTGGACCATGCACAGGCAAAGATACTGGCATGAAGATATATATCTGTACCCACCGCGATTTTGAGCCTCAGGTAAAGCAACCATCTTACGCTATCCTGGACGTACGCGACGAGGGCGATACCTATAACGGCTTGCGTGGTGGTTTTTACTCTGAGATTCTTAGCTACCTCAGAGTGGCAAAGAAAAAGAATCTGCCAAAGATGGTAGGCTTTTGCGGTTGGCGCAAGTACTTCAAATTTATGAGCGATGTGCCAGCTATCACCGAGCCTATTGTCAGCGACTACACCAATCTTGGTAAACCTATGTATCGCCATTACCAGGGATTTGCCAACACTCAGGATCTCGATCTGTGTACGCAGATCATCAACGAGAAACATCCTGAGTTCAAAAAAGCCTGGCACGAGGCGCTTAACAGTTACGTGATGCATCCATGCAGCATGTTCGTGATGCCTTCAAAGGATTTCCGACGCATGATGAAGCTGGTTAGCAGCATCCTGGATGAGTTCGTTAAGCGTGCTGGTGATATCGATGCCCGCATAGAGGCTGATCCTGACGGGTACCACCTTACCCGCGTTGGCCACGATTATGCCTATCGAATTGGCGGCCAATTAGGCGAGCGCCTGATATCTGCCTGGATCGATTGGCAGCTGCCAGAGGCTAAGAAGGTGCCCATTGTGGTTACACATGGTAAGTAAACCTACTGCATGATTTTCGACGATTAGAAACGAGTAAATTATGGATAGAATATTTGCAAACTTATTCCGTAAGCGCGAAGTAGCCGCACCAAGTGCTGTGCCTACCACTACCGCCCCACAGGCTTCAGAAACGAAGCCTAAGGGTGGTAATTGGCAGAGTAACGTGGTACGCCCATACGGTAAGAGTTCGCTGTTGGTACCCGCATGGTATCGCGGCGTATCGCTCATTATGCAAACGATGGGCCAGATGGTTACTCAGTACCAATATAAGAATCTTGCTGGCAATAACTTTGTCGAGGCCCGTGGTGCTAAGAATAGTTACTTTAACTATTTGCTTCAGGTGCGCCCGAACCCAATGATGACAGCAAGCCAGATGCAAGAGCAGATCGAGTACCGCAAGATATACCAGGGCAATGCCTACGTGTATATCGAGCGCGAACCTTCAGGCTATCCCAGGTATATGTGGCTGTGTACAGGCGGTGGCTACGATCCGCTGAGCAATACCTACAACCTGGTTTACAATTCGGATCGCGGACCACGTATGGCGGTTAATGCTGATGCCCACGACGTGCTGCATTTCAAAAACGTTTTCCTCACCGACGATTACTACATGGGCATTCCTACCCTTGATTTCGCCTTCAAGTCGCTTAGCATAGCTGCAACAGCCGACGATCAGGCCCTTCAGGATGTAGCAAAGGGTGGCCGTTATAAAATCCTGATCCAGGAAAAGGACGCGCCCAGCCTTGGCACCCGTGGACGTGTTAACCAGGCCGAACTGAAGCGTGCCACCAAGCAGTTTGGCGACGATTGGAATGCTAACGACTTTGTGATGCTGGATAACATGGCAAGTGCCACCCAGATATCACAGACCAGCCGCGACCTTCAGCTGTTGGAAAGCCGACAGTTCTCTGTTAGCGATCTCGCGCGCATTCTTGGTGTGCCACGCATTATGATGATGGAAGATGCAGGCAGCTCGTATAAGATGCCAGAACACGCTACCCAGGAGTTTATGCTGAGAACGATCCAGCCACGCATTCGTGAGTGGGAGGACGAAATGAATAGTAAGCTGCTGTTGCCAGGTGATTTCGGCTCACACCGCATTCATGTATGTGAATTGCCTTTGCGCCGACTTGATGCCAAAGGACAGGCCGAAATCGATAAGCTGCATCTTGAAACGGGATGGAGTGCCAACGAAATTCGTGGCCAGTACGATCTGCCCGATATTCCTGATGGTGATAAACACTACCTTACAGCTGCTGTGGCCGAGGTTGGTAGCGCTAAGTTGCGCGATGCCGTTGCTGGTGGCCGACCAAAGGAGCCAGCTGCAAAGGGCTCTGACGAAGAGGACGACGATAAGTAAACCTCTATACGATTTTTCACGGTAATATAGAATCAAATTTTAGCAAATATGAATGGTAAGAAAATTGAGATCAGAACCGTTATGTGCGGAATGGCCTTTAGAGAGGCTGACCCAGCAGCCGCCGAGAAGGGCAACCTTGGCACCATCTCAGGCACAGCCATCGTTTTCGATACTGAAAGCCGAGTTATCGACGAGTATGGCGAAACGTTCCGCGAGGTGATTTTGCCTGAGGCTGTAACGATGGAGTTCCTGAACAGTCAGGATATCAAACTCAATCTGCTTCACAACCGCGATAACGTTATTGGCCGATGCATCAACGGTGCTGATGGCAATATGCGTATTACCCGCGACGAGAAGGGTGTTTACTTCGAGGTTGATGTGGTGAATTGCGACCTTGGTATTCGTGCCCGCGAACTGGTTAAGGCAGGCGTATTTACAGGTTGTAGCTTTGAGTTCTGGCCTGAGGAATACGATGTTGAGGAACGTGAACTTAACGGCAAGCACGACGTT